CGCTATGGTAAATTATGGTGCCATGGTGTCAGAAGTGGGATGAACTCATCCCGTTCCCACCAATTAGAGTTATGTAAACAAATGTAACTGTATGTAAGGTTAAATTATACACCGGAAAAATAAAATAAAACCGGCGCGGTCCCCGCGAAAGGGACTGAATCCCACATGAGGATAATGGTCTAGGCCTACCTAGAATAATTAAGTACAAGGTGGTCCCACCCCGACACACGGCACCTAAATAATAATCCTATCAATTAGAAGCGGTGTTGCCACCGTTGAGCGCGTTAGCGGTCGTCTGATCCAGAAATTCGCTCTCGACTTCTTCACCATCGCATAGATAGGGATCTATGGAAGTGGCATCCCGTGCATAGACAGCGAACTTACCCGAAGTATCATACACCTGCCGAGCTGGGTCATGCACGTGCGTGAAAACAGGCACTGGAAGACCGCGCTTCTGAGCGAATTCATGCATGAAAGCCGAGGCATTGACGATCGGAGTTTCGACAAGACAAGCATTCAATGCGTCGGCGAACCTGTTGCAAATGTCGCGTTTGTTTGAGGCTTTGTTCGGTCCCGTTGTGTGAAACGTATAGAACTTGATGCGCTTCAACCCGTATTGACTCACCACGATGTCATCGTCCTGAACGGATGAAATGATCTTGTTCAATGTGACTGTTGCGTCCTGGTGCAGGCTCTCGAGTTTGCCTAGTGCCTCCCCAACCGCAACCCTAAGGGCCTCCAGATCTGCCAGGAGATCCTCACGGGCAGCAAGGGGAGACGCCAAGTGTTCCATGAATAAGCAACACCCAAACAACAACAAGCAAATTGCAGAAGAGAACGAGTTGGAGTTTTCGAAGTACGCGCTGCAGATGAGACAGATGAGCTGTAGAATCAACAAATTCTTCATATTCCATTCCAACTCCAGCACGCAACGTCCTAATCGACAAAGTAACAATCTTATCTAACAAAATAGGCAACAACTAACATGGCCACAAAAAGCATGGTTCTTTCCTGAATCCTGTTCTTGTTCTTTTCATCACCGAGTGCTGCATAGAGCCAGAAAACTAACCCGAGACAGATATGAGTAATCAATGGCCAATAGAAATAGAACACTCCTATGAATATGAGAATGGCAGGCGTGGCCAAATCATGCGTGCTTAGGAATATTCCGGGCAGGTAACAAGCTGTTCTAGCCAATTTTTCAACAAAATTTTGCATGTAGGAGCTCTGAAGAGCTGCCGGGTACTGATTGTCTATTTCAGCCTGGATCTTGGCAAACAGGTTGGTGGTATCAGTCGGATCAGTCCAGTGTTCATACAGTCCAAAACCAACAAACAAAACAGCCAAGAGCGCCCACGCATTTTTGCGAGTCTTCTCGAAGGCGGTCTGAAAGTCCCGACTGACGTCAAACATTTTGGGTAGAACAAATTTGGCGAAGGTGACTTTATGCAACAGTTTGGTTTCCTAATCGGATTTGACTTTAGGAGAGGACTTCTGAGTCTTACTTTCGAAAACGAGCGACTGGAATCCGTTGAACTCCACAGGTTTCTCGCGGTTGTTCTTCTTCTTCTTGGCCTGAGGACGGACCGGTTGAGCAGGTTTATCACGGGGAACTCGAGGCTGGTTTCGGTCTTGTTTGCCCTGGGGTTGTTGGAGTTGACTTCGTGGGTTGTATGATCTCAACAACTGAGAGAGGTTCTTGCGCAGGCTTCTTATTAATGGGGTCGGGCGTCGCTGGGGTTGGGGGTTCCTCGAACTGTTTCTGCGGCCGCGATTGTTCCCTCGTTGTGTTCCTTGAAAGACGTTTACTACTCCCGCGGGCATTACCCTCTCCGACGAAGTTGTTATAGAGCCTGGTGTTGATCCGGGCACAGTGAGTTCGCTCCCAGAAGTGGAATGAGACTTTCAGACAGACGGTCGCGTTAGAGCAGGGTGGTCGACACTCTCCGAAATCGATGGTCGGGGTATCTTCTGCGTGAACAAACGAAAACAGACTAATTAGCAAAAGTGGGAACACTGCCATGCTGCATAATGTAAACGGAGACGACCGCCAGACCACTCAGCGAAAAACTAGTATTCATATCATAACCCTTATAAACAAAATACACATAAAATGCAAGCACTAAACCTAACATAGGATTGGTCATCACCAACAAGATCAGAAAATCGATAAATGCCAATAAGCGACCCTCAACAAATGGTATCAACAAATCTAAAAGGGTCTCTACAACATACAAAAATTCAGAAACAATCCAATCCAATACACCATAAAGAATATATTCCAACCAGGACTCAGAAGGACGAGAATCTACTTTGGAACAGTGGGTGACGTTTGTGAAAGGAAAATAATCTACTCCTACAACCAAAGGGGAACCTGGTGTACCTAACTGAGTGGATGTGATGCATACCTGATGGTTATAGTCACGAAAGTTACCTCCGTACCCCAGATGTTGGACACAACCCGAAGCACGAGGATCACCTACTGACGACCTACGAGCACTGCACAAACTCGAGGCCAAACCTGCAATCAATCTGATGATGTCAACTGTGGGCAGACGAAGAGCGGTACATGTTCGCTGGATGTCAGGGTCATAAGTAATGCAACCAGTGGACTGATAGAGCGAAAACACGGGCAAGGTGGTACGCGTCTTGTTATTACCAAAACCGAAATTAAGATCGATGCAGTCACGGGATAGAAGCATGGTATGGCTAACATCAGTATGAAAACCGACAGCTTGCAGAATATATAAAACGTCCTGTAGATAAAAGGCAGAGTTGAACTTTGGTGGTACACTAACTTGATAAAATTTAAAATGAAACAGACGGTCATCACAAACGAAACATACAAGCTGGTCGCCAGTCGACTGAGTGCAACGTCGAGTGCAACGTCTTCGAAAAGGCAATCCGTAGCAAACATCAAGCGACACACCGACGAATGGGCGTGCAAACGCACGCTGATGTAGTGTGGTGCAGGTTTTTGGGAGTTTGCATGATGTCGCTCCTCCGTCGTGCCAGATGGACGACTCGACGATGAACATGTCGAAACAGGAAGCATCGTATCCTGGGAAAACGGGCCCCGCTGAGGCCTCGACGTCGTCAAGTAATTTAAGAGAAGTACTTCTAAGAAACCTTTCTATTGACACAGTCGAACAGTCCTGGGAGGTGACACTCAAAATACAAAATGCTAATATGAATATTATATACACAAAATTCATCACTTCTTCTTAGCACTCCCCAAAAGAAAAACCACTCCGATCCCCAAAAGTAAAACAGGAGAAATCCCCTCTGAATCCTTCGTGGGTGGAACGACAGTACCACCTCCACTCCCGCCGCCAACGGACCCATTTACACTAACATCGCGTTCAACCACAGTATGATTCAAAGCCACCATCGCCTGCTGAATGGCAAGGAGGCCCTTGTCAGGACGTGGAGTCTGGGTGTAATTAACCAAATCATGCAATCCTAACGCATCAGCAAAGAGGGGTGAAAAAGGGTAAAGCCACATAAACTCATAATTAACCGGTGACGTCAATATCAACGAATGAGTGAGAACCTTGGATTTAGTATCAAAATTAACCGTGAACACACCCAAATTAAGGGTAACAATCCTCTGAAACTTGACGGAATTCCACAAAAGAAATGGGGCACCTAGAGCTTGGGTACTCGGAAAATTATATGTATCTACTCGGAAGGCCGAAGCCACTCCCGGGGTCCAATAATTGCGGTTTGGTGCAAAGTCTACTAATACACTACTGCTGGCGGATGAGACAAACAATGCATACAAATTGGACGGCGAACCTACATAGGGCAGGGCAGACTGCGTGGTCGGAATGGGATTATTGGTGTCGGACGAATACCACCCATCCGGAATGGTCCACGGAAACACACCCGACTTCTCCACCAAAGGCGGCATGTTCGTCGGAACGTTCATGGGTGTCTTGGTTCTACGGACCTTGATCGCACAGGGATGGAGCAGTTTCGCATTTGCACAGAATGTGAGATAAGTATCATAGGTGGCGGTGGTTCCATATGTTCCAACAGTGTACATACTATTGAGGTAGGTTTTGTGGTGCTCGGAATAAACTTTTGGGAATGTTGGGGCAGTGGTGTCCAAATTTACAAAAGTATTCCAATCGGATGAACTAACACCACGACCGGAACAACCGAAAACATTAACTCCTGAAACTACTCGGGGAGCACAATTCCCGACCGTCGAAAACACAAAGTCGACGACAGGTCGGTAATCGACCTCCCTGTCCACAAAATAATTATCAAAATGCCAAGAGGCAACGGCAAGGTCTTCCAATCTGAAACTCAACCAAGAGAACAACGGGTTGGCGTCCGGGGTAACTCTGTAGGTAGACCGCATGTTTTCGTCCAAACTTGAAGTGAGAACCAGATATGCAGGGAAACTGTATTTATCGGCGAGGAGATCACTCCGCGCACCAACGTCAACTTGACCGTAGGCTGCGCGGAAAGCCACCTCACCCATAAGCGCAAGGTCTCCCGAAAATTCGTTGTAAACAAGTGAACCCAATGCAAAATGTGTAGGAGTGAGGATACAATCCAGAAATTCCACCTGAGACTGAGACTGACCAAATCTAACATGAGCTTTATAATTTGCGCAAGTATATTGTGCTGGAACTTCGTCACGCATTGTACCGCAGCCATTACTTATCAAAATCACGCGCGAGAACAGGCGCGCTTCAATGGCACAAGAGGTCATATCATCGTCGATACAAACGGCAACGTCGTTCTCCAGGTCATACATGAAGTAGGTCGAACACGAGACAAAATCGGAATTAGTGTTGAGGGGATAATCAGTCGCTGTCATCGATGAGACTCCAGTCAACCCCGCCGCGAGGGCGAAGATATGAAGAAGGACAACCATAGTAAAAGTCCAAGAATGATGATTGCTGAGGAACCACGGGCTGCAGCCACAGTCTGAACTCTAACGGGGTCTGTGATATTGCAATTAACAACGGTCTCGAGGTCAGTGAAATTATCCGATCTGCAATCTCCACAACAAAGGACGGGATCAAGGAGAGACTGTACCTGACGCTTAAAACGGGCGGAATTGAGAGCAACAAAATTTTGCCTAATGTAAACCAGGGACCTAACTCCAGAAAACTCAACAGGAACTGCGTCAAAGTGAGCATTACCAAACGTCTGCCACGACCCCAACGAAAGATTTAAACTAACAACATAACCCAACTTCTGAATCACGGGCCAATCAAAATAAGGTCCACTAATAACTGCATAACTAGAATCTGTGTAGTGCAACGTTGCTTTCCCGGACTGGACTTGGTACCCGCGGAGGTCCATCATTATAGACGCCTTAGCTGAACTCGTGCAAACGTAACATCTCCGCGAGTGGGTGTAAGTATCATAAAGATAGTGCCGACAATCGGTCTCCTCACACTCCTGTCGATCACTTTCCCCGTCTGACGCGTCATCACAGATGACGAACCCCCGGGTACTGAGAGCCTGGTAGCATCGGGTGTACTTTTCACTAAATGCATTGGTGACGACGTGAATGGACCCGTCACTATTGAGATCGACTCCTTTGTAAGTGAGAGGAAGACCGGCGTCAAGATCATAGAAATTGACATTATAACCAGTGATTTCGGCCGGAATCAGATGAATATCACTAAGGTCCTCGTAGTCATAGATGAACACATTGGTGACATTGAGAAAGGGACAGTGAGTGCCATTATAAGGGACAAAACCTGTGGGAATCGGAACGGCCTGCAATCTACTTTCAAATATGAACGGTCGGTCGTCAGAAAAGACACCTATGTAATCCTCCGTAATATTATAGAATGTACGACAGTCAATGGAGGGCTTACGAAGTTGAGCGCGCGAAACTCCCTTCTTCACATACACAAGACAGACGGAAGGAAACTCGTTAGAAAAAGTAGAAACGCTACATACATCCCGGAACACAGAGTAACCAGCAACAAATTTTATGGTGTAATTATAATCGCGAGCACAGTAGACATGAACAGGAGACAGACAAAAATGAATCGGACCCGTCGGATTGCAATCTGTGAAATTTTCCCGAATAGAGTATGTCTGAACCGGATATATAACAGATGTAAAATCAGCATGACAGATGTCGGTAGCGTTCCATATGGGAAAGTGTTGAATGGGTGTGGAGATAAAACCATAACCGTAGTTGGTCTTGATGTGCTCGACGACCAATCTTCTTTGCTCAGCAGCAACGAGTTGTTGAATGACCTCCACCAGCATAATGGTCGTCATAACCACATCAATTGCGAGTCCAATGACGGTGCCAACCACAGGTATGGCCTTGGTCACCGCGGCCGAGGTCATGAAACCAGCCAACCGCGACGCACCAAGACGTGACAGAGCAGAGACGAGAGTCCTACCGGACCCGGCAGACAAGGCCGAGGTACCACGAGACACCACCGCACTCGACTGACGGGACACTTGAGGACCGACATCTCTGATCTTCGTTAAGAATCGATTGAGATAAGATTTCTGATACGCCTCCGGATGAAGTGTTCGCAATTTATTTTGATACTTCGAAAACCAATCATCCCAAGAAACTTCGGGTCTAAATCTCTGCTGCAACTGAAAAGTGTTCTGTACGTTGGTAGAAAGTCTGTAACCCCCGAAATCTATTGTACTCCTGACAAAGGTCACCTTATCACCCCGCACCAATTTGACGACGCTGACCGACTCAACCCAGAGTGGGAAGAGAAGGGTCAAGACAGATGCGATCACCAGGCCTGACATACCAAAGCTGCTGGAATAACTTCGGTGACTCGATCAGTTGTTTCAGTGCCTGCAACAAAAATCCGTGCAATCCGTCAGCAATCTCGTACCGCTCGACCAACGCCTGGCTCACCATTTCCTGAACCTCTAAAATATCGTAATTCGCAACCAAATCCAGCAGACTGATCCTGTACAGTTTGACATGTTCTTCATTGGCCAGGTCATTTCTACCCAATCGGACGAGGAGCTTGAGTGGATCGGTCACGACGTGCCAACGATGATTTCCCCTGATGATGAACTTCCCACAGAAATATCCCTGGTGGTACTGCATGATCTTGCATTCGAATTGGAAGAGGCTATAGAGGTTCTCCATAAGACCGGGACGCATGATCTCCTCACCAAACACCAAGCTGTCATCACCACCGAACATTGCGAACCGGGCCCTCTCAAGATCCAAGACCGACGCCAGAGCCGTCATCAACACAATCGTGTTCCCCAACCACGTATCGGGATGCCCAGTAGTCCTCTGCGAATGGATAACGAATCGCAACCCGGTGTTCCGCTCGACTGCGTACTTGAACAGATTGATGTTGGCCAACAAGACGCAAAGGTCGGGTGCGCAACCCAAAAGTCGGAAGATGTGCAGTTGGCACTCGTAATGCATCTCGGATTGTGTTTTGTCGAATTTTCGAGCGTCCAACTCCCAGGTCTTGGGATACTCACCACCCATTCCCAGTCTGCGTGTGATGATTTCTCCCAGTTCTTCAGGGGAGAGGTCGGTGTTGAGCACGAATTTATCCCTGAGCATGACCATCAGTCTCTCCTTGAGAGCATTGACAACGGGGGAGAGTAGTGCGACGAAACTCTTGACGCAACTGAGAATGGTCTGCAAAGCCGGATAACTAGAGTCGAGGTCGGCCATTGGATCCGTTTTTGGGTTTCGCTTGATCAAGAAATCGTACCGGTTATACCTTTCCTCGAACATATTGTTTTCAGGCACGAGCAGTTCCAGAATCTTCATCTTTTGTTGTTTTTCCATCCACTTCATGATTTCCGTAAAGTTGGGACTGATTTCGTATTCCTTGAATTGACGAATGAGTGGTTTCCGGGCCGGATCGAAATAGACGTCGACGAATCTCTTGGTCATGAGTTGTGCATACACAGAGATGGGAAGTGGACAATCCGGTTCAACGACAGAGGCGTTCCGACGACTGTAAGCCATAAGATGTTGTTTCGTCGTCCTGTTGCGAAATCCGGGCTGATTGGTATTCAATACAGGTGTCATTCTGTCAGGCGGATCCCCTTCATACCACAACCGACTCATCGTGATGGTAGCAATCCCGAGAGGAGTGAAATCGAGATCTGTGTTCTCGAATTGAACTCCGTCGTACTGGGTGGTCAAAGGGTAATAGTCCGCGCGCATCAGACCGTACCAGGTGTTCAGGAAGGTCAACGGATCTCCAAAGGGTGAATCAACTCGCACGTCAGGTGGTGGTGTCCAGTAATCATAGTCCTCCCATGGTGGTTTCAAGTCGAGGGGAGCGATGATAACCCCGGCGATTCCGTTCTTGATCAAAAGATCCCCAACCACTGACTGTGTCTTTGCGATCAACTCCGCGTCGGCAGGACTCGATTGATATTTGATCCGTGGAATCGGAAGTTCTCTGTCCAACCGCCGAGTGAGAGCCATGTCTGTGGCTTTACTCCCCGTCGACTTCACCGTGAATGTTTTCAACCCTTCAAACCACCACTTCAGATCGGCCAATTGCATCTTCATCAGGGTCACATTCAGTAGATATCCCGGTTTCTGACACACAAGTAACCCGAAGGTTCGGAGTCCCAGTGGTGTTACAGAGGGACCCATGACCACTCCCAAAGCCCGGACCGTGTCCGCATTCAAGACTCCATCAAGTGAAAGAGGGACCACGATACCGTTCGTTCGATCAGAAGCGTCAAGTCTCGAAGAAGTGGGCAGACCCAGCTCAACATCCATTTCCGCTGACAAGACCGGTACATTGAAACCCACCTCGAACGGTATTTCTCCAGAGCAGGCGATCTCGACGTCTCGAGAACCGTAGACCGTATATTGCATATCCTCTCGTGTCAAGTCGGGTAGGAATCCTCCGGCCAGACTGTACATCTTCTTGATTTCATTCGGGTCAACCTTGGCCACATCCCTGATCATCTTTGAGAGTTTGTCGGTCTTGACGGTGTAGTATGTCAACTTGGTCCTGTGTCTAGTGGTCGCCGAAAGCATTTGCTGGGCATCATCATACACGGGCAAATCAGAGTGACTCATCCGAACCAACACGACCTCCTCAGCCTCCCGACCCTGGTACTCGTTGATCGTCAGAGTACGACTGAAACCGCTGGCGCGCATGTCGGCCTTTTCTCCTTGTGTGAAGACCAAGTAGTCCACATTTTTGCTGTTCTGCATTTTACCCAGTCCCGGGAATTTCGTGACCGACATGGATCGGATCGTCTTGTTTGTTGTCAAAAAGTTGGCTCCTATCGAGGCATATTCTGCGTGCCACATGTAAACGACATCCTGAGGACAACGAAACGTCTTGTCGCGGTGTTCGGTGATGGAAAGTGTGTCCTGGACTGCTGCGTATCTCGGTTTGTAACCCAGTCTGTTGATGTATCCTATCTGTTTGACGTCTCCCAACAACACGACCTTTGATGGTGAACAAGAGAGACCCATATAGACGACCTGCCCGAAATGAATCATCATTGCCTCGTCACAGTACAGGACTCCCTCATCATGCATGGCAATTCCCCCGTTGGCCGAGACGGAAGCGTATGTTCTGAAGTGCTTCGTCATGTAGGTTTCAGTCATGTCCGGATATTTTAGTGCAATCCTCCGCTTGAAATCGTCCCTGGCAGTCTTCGTCTCAAACAACACGTAGTCCCCGTGATTGCGGTCGACCACCAATCTGTTGATGACCATGGTGGTTTTCCCGGTCCCCGGACCCCCGTTGATCAATTCGAACGTGGGAATTGTCAGTTGATCTCCGCGCAGCTTTTCCAGACGTTCTTTGATCTGACGGCAGAGCATGAGAGAGGTGAATTCCGAGTACAGAAGGTATCTGTCCTTTGGTCGTCCCTTTGCATACCAGCGAACAAGACCACTCGGATGGACTTCCGAGACGCATTCGACGAAATCCTCCCCATCAAAGAGAAAGGCGATTCTCTCCGGTACGACGGACGGTTTGTAATGTTCCCTTCGTTTGTCCGGGTTGGTGGCTGGTACCCAACGTCCGTCCTTCAACAGTCCAAATTTGGGAGGAAGATCGACCATAGCCCCTTTGGACAGTGAATCCATCGCCTTCATATACTTCTCTTTGTGTAAGGTCCACTGGTTTTGCTCTTCAATTCCGACGATACCAGCATACTCCGTGAACGCGTTGATCAACTTGTCGTCAAGGTCTCGATTGGGTCTCTCGTTCATGTCAAACTTACCCCTCTCCAGAAAGAAAGTGACGTCATCGTAGACACAGCTGGCAAGGGACGTAGTCCGGTATTTCTTCCTAATGAGCCGCAGGTCTTTTCCGTCGGGCAAGTAGATGAGAAACTTGTGTTTTTGGGATCTTTTTCGCCACTCCGCCAGATGCTCCACCAAATTGATGTAGTGACCCGTTGTTGATATGCGGATTCTGAGACTCGGCAACGACGTCAACATGATGAAGAGTATCTTTCTGATTGGGGCACCCGGGGCGATGACGAGGTTGGCATCACGGCCCTCGCAGGACAACTGATTGTGGGTACCACCCAAGATGTTGATTCTGATATCATCCCTGATCGACTCGTCATTCCAAATCACGACCTGCTCAATCGGCTCATCAAGGGTCGGACGCTGAACATGGAACAGAGACTCC